CTTTTAGATATCTCTCCGTTAAGGTGTTTTTTGTATAAATTTGCGGTAGTCATGGTAACTATAAATATGTTTGTTTATTTTATTTTTTTGCAGCGAGTATAGACTTCTGCTATCTTTTTCTGCATTACCGTGGTCAGCTCGTCGGTTCTTTTTTTGTGTTTTAGCTCTCCGAGTACAGAAACTTCTTCTTTTAGCCTCTCAGTATATTTTAATAACTTATTAGCTTCTTCTAACTTTTTATTAATCTCTTTTATTGCTGTGTGAACTTGCTCTTCTACCGTTCTTGTTGAAGTTTGTTTTTTAAACCTAAAATAATTTTCGTTAACTGGCAACGATTTTTCAAAATCTTTCTTTATGTATAACAGCTTCTCTTCGTTCCACTCGTAATCTTTTGGATTAAACGACTTTGATTTGGTCGCTTGTTGGTATTCTGCTGCAGTAAACTGTTTAGCTCTTAAATTTATTGGCTTAGAAGGAGCTTCAGTCTTAATTTTCTTTTTCTTTTTTGTTCCCCAAGCAGGTTCTGCTATTTGATCTCCAAAACCTGACACAAATTTAGCTGCTGAGGGAGCGTCGGGAGACATTCCTCCGCCAGTAGCAGACGTTTCATCTAATTCTTCGTATTCCTCAAATAATTTTTGAGTTGCGAATTGATTGTTAAATTTATCCACTACTTTATATTTTTTAATTCTTCTATAAGATCGTAACACTTTAGTATTCCCGTAATAGTTTCATCTTTTATAGCGAGCGTATCTTTCATAGGTTTTATTAAGTTTAGTATTTCTGTCAACTTAATTTTCATGACTGGATCTCCTTCTATTTTAGATAGCTCTGATAATTTATCTCTTACGTCTTTTATTTTATCGTTTAAAAATTCTTTTAGCTTAACAGAATCAGCGATGCTACTTACATACTCTTTTAAAATATCTTTTTGATCTGGAGTCATGCTCTTGTACCTATCGTTAAACTTTTCAACTATTATCTTATAGGATAATAATCTAACCTCCTTATCTTCTTTTATTAAAGAATCGAATATTTCGTAAGGTACTTGTTTATTTTTTATGTCTTGTTTAGTTATGTGCTCTAATAAATTTATTTTATTGGCTAATAGTTGTTTAGGATCGGACTTTTTACTATTTACTGATTCAAACACTATGTAAGCACTTGCGTATTGCTTATAGTTATATATTTTTGCCTTAAAAAATTCTTCTATATCGTAATTATTCTTAATTTCTTTTATTAAGTTGTATTTTTCTTTATCTATAGCCTCTTTATTTAACTTCTTGTGCTCCTCTGTTACAGTAGATAGTAACAATTCTGCCTTGCTTTCACTAAGTTTTTTTGAGGATACGCACATGTTATATAGTGCATATTCTTTGCCCAATTCTGTATTATTAAAATACTTTTTTATTATTTTTACGGCTTTTGAATCTGAATTGTTTAACAAATCTGAAGTAGTTTGTCTTACCAACAATTCAAATAATACACCAGTGTTTTTAAATTTGGAATGTTTTATCGGCATGCCTATAAATATTTAGTCTAGATCTTCGCGGATGTTTTCTTCGTTTAATAAATTTGGTACTGTATATACAGAGGTCTTTCTTCCCATCTTACTTTTCAATTGCTCTAAGCTAGATTTGTTTTTTAAATACACTCCCATAGTACTTTCGTTGTTCATAGGACCTCCTCTAAACTTAACTTTTGTGCCAGTTTCTCCTTCCTCTCCGTCTTTTTTTAGCTCTTTTTTACCCAAGCGATCTCTACCGAAAGGAGATTCGTCTGTGCCATAAGTTGATTTGTATTTTTGCGGGCGGCCAGGTACCTTTAAAGGCTCGTTTGGATTTTTAAAGTCGTAGCCAGAAGGAACGTCTAAAGACCCATCAGCTTTGCCTCCGTAAAGACTTGCTAATTGGTGAGGAGTGCCAAACGCTTGACCAGTTTCTGCTGGATCGTTACCCTCTTCTGCTATTTGCTTGTATCTAAATTTACGCTTTTGATCTTCTATAATCATGTCTTCAAGTTCAAAGAATTCGTCCTCTGATATTTTAAACACATTTTTCCACATGTGTTCTCTTGGAAGTATTCCTGATTCCATAGCTTGAGTCGCAAGATCTACCTTCTCTTTAATCATAGCGATTCTTTCTTGTTCATAAATGATGGAAGGCTTTGTTAATTTAATATCAAAATTTGCCACGGAAGTATCTTCGTATCCTTTTGATAATAGGTGTACTATCGCGATCTTCTTTAGTTCAGAGCACACTATTCTCTGTAACCTTTCTATGGTTCTAGCAAATCTAATGTCCTCTGCTGCTAACGTAGCTTTACCGGTTAAATCTTTTTCGTATCCCATAAAAGCTTTGGGAACTTTCAACGCTGCAAATAATTTTTCTCTAAAGTACACAACGTCTTCGATTGCATTGTAATCTAGGCCCTTTGCGGTATCGATCTTTGTCGTAGTATCGTTACCTCTCATAGGAATGATAAAATCCTCTAATAGATTTTGTTGATTGTATTTTAAATTGTACTGGCCAGTTTGCGGATCGATCAAAGGAGCTTTTTTCATCCTTTGTATCATTTTTTGTATGTAGGTATCAACTTCGTGAGGGGGAATAGATCCAATGTTAACATAAAATGTTCTACGCTCAGGAGCTCTTACTATTCTATGTATTAACATAGCGTCTTCTATGAGCGTATACTGCTTAAACAGCTTTCTTGAATTTTCTAAATAAGATCTACCGTAAGGCAAATAGTTTACGTCTCCTATGAGTCTAAAATGCGCAATCTCGTAATTGTCAAACCACACTCCCGGATCTTGATTATTGTAAGCGGAAGTGTATCCAGTGGTGGATCCAAGCGCTGCATTAGGATCAAACTTAAATCTAACTTCGTTTGGATTTTCTGGATTGAACCCCTCTTGTCTAACTATGTTGTACGCAGAAAAAGGAATAACGTTATATACTCCAAAATCTTCCGCTATTTCCATTTTTAAATAGAAATCTCCGTACTTGCACATGTTTCTTATCCAAGACCACAAATTGAATTCTATATTCAATACTGAATAAAATAAATTCTCAAGTTCGTTTTGTATATTTTCCTCAGGCGAAGTTATGGATAATATTCTTCCTCCATCATTTTCTAATGTACATTCATCGGAAATGATATCGAGCGCTGATGATATAATCGCGTCTGTATCCATAGCGTCGTAATCTGCGTATATTTGAACCCTCGCAGATTGGTAGTTTTGTGCTAAGTTTAAATTTACTCCGTAAGCTGTAGAAGTTGTGTATACTTTATGAAATCTATCTATTAAGCTATTGGTTTGTATCGCGCCCACAGTCTGTATGTGGCCCGGATCTATCACTGTGAGTTGTTTCTTATCTCCAGTATTTCTTATAATTACATCGGTAGAAAACGCGCGTCTTAGTACGCTAAATATATTTTCACCTGTGTTTTGCTTCTCTGCCATTTTTTATTACTTTCTGTATTTACAATTATCGAAATGCCATCTTTTTATTCCTATTACTTTTAGAATAGGCCCTTTTGATATCTTTGCCTATTCCTATATAAAAAGGAACGTTTTTATCTAATCTAATATGTCTATATAATATTGCCATATTATTGCAGTAGCCAAGTTAAATCTACGTTTTCGTTACCTGTAGGTGTATCTATTCTCATCGACCATGGAGAACTTTGATAGTAACTTTTAGAATCATACACTGCATGACCTGAAGGCACTTTACTATAATTATTAAGCGCAAGCGAGGTTAAGCTTTCACTAGCTCGTTTAAATCGTAGAGAAGTTTCTCTTAAATACATAGCGACTGCGAATGACATCACTAAGTCATCGTTGTAGTTTGGTGATGCTTGAGGTTTACCGTTTTTCCAAATAAACACTCTAAGTTCTTCTAATAATCTTATTGATTTTATTGTAGCCACCTTATTTTCTATGCAATCTCTCATTTTTTCTATGATAGATGGTCTATTTCTTTGAGATGTAGTAAATCCAGGCACCATAGTAGATCTACCATTTTGAGCGGATAAATAAGTTTCGAAGTCGCCCGTAGTTTCTGATTTGTAACTGTAGTGTATGTTTGGATATCCGCTCTCTACAACAGATTGTACAACATCCCAACCAACACCTACGTTATCTATGACAAGTAAAGCTTGATTGTAACTATTAGCTATCGATATTAGTTCGTTTGCGAATAATCTCGTATCTATTTGCGATTTATACTCTGCAACTTGTGTTATAGTATCCACATCTATCACTTGATAGGTTGAATAGTCAGATCCGTCTCCTCGAGCTATGTCAGCTACTATCACATAGTGTTTCATCGGGTCTGGATATTCCCATATCCATCTCGATCTATCATATCCTTCCATGTTAATTGGATCTACTATTAAATTTTTAGAATACCACTCTAATATATCCGGTAATACTACTGTGGCTCCGGAAGAATTAAATTCTCCGTCGCACTCTTGAGCAGCATTTCTTACTCCAAGATCTACGTCTTGTTGTTTTCTCCAAGTTTCGTCCCTTTCAGGATGAACATGCCATGGTAAACATATAGGTAAAAAATCATTTTCTCTTTTTTGCGCCGCGGAATACGTTTTATGAAACCAATTACCGTGTCCGTTTGGAGTAGACAGTGCAATACAACCCCCACCCGTAGCAAGAGTTAATTTTGCGGCCGTATATATCGTGTCTATATTATCGATAAACGCGGCTTCGTCAATGATTAACAAAGATACTGCCTCTGAACGGCCTGCGTCACCAGCTGATGAAGCTGCTTTTATCTGAGAACCGTTACTTAATCTTAAACTTAATTGGTTGTTACTTGTGGCAGTAGCCCCTACTTTTAACCAATTAGGAAGATTATCGTAAGCGAATCTAACTTTAGTTACCATGTTTTTTGCAGTATCTTGCTTAGTCGCAATAACTAATACGTTTTTATCTCTTTGAAAAATCATTAACCAAAGAGAATATGCAGATACTAGAGTAGAAATTCCAAGTTGTCTTGATTTGTTTATTATACAGTTTGAATTTTTTTGAAACAACTTTAATGTTAACTCCTGAAATGGATACAAATTGAATATTTGTCTACCCTTTTGAGGGTGTTGAATCAAGTAGTATTTTTTCATAAAATACACAGGATCGCTAGCACATCTCAAAAATTCCTCTTTGATCTTTTCTTTTATGTTTATGTCTTTATTCGCCATTAATTTCTAATTATTATGTACGAAATAAATAATCCTATTGCCGCATACGTTTTTAATTTAGCGTTTCGTAAATTCTTTTTTGCGATTTTTTGATCTTGCTTATATTGATCTATAGATTTTTTATAATTATCCTCTATCTCTACGTAATTAGATATTTGATTTTTATATAATAATTCTTTTCTTTCGTAAGATGATATAGTAGAATCTTTGCCAACTATTCTTATAGAATCTACGTTGATTATACTATCTTGTACTGATATTATCTCTTTACTATAATCAAGTTCTATCAAATCTTTAGCTGCCGAATTCAATACTGGCTTAGCTAGTTGGAGCTTTTCAGTCACTGTATCATTTGGATATCGCTGGTTGTAAAAAGATACTAATTGTATGCTGCTCAAAGAATCTATTTTTTTAGGCATAGTATCTTTCTTCTTCTTTAAAGAATTTAATTCTTGTTTAAGCTTAGATACTGTATTGCTTAGCTCTTTATCTTTATTCTTATAATAAACTATTGTAGAGTCTTCTGCTTTTATCACAGTGCTAAGAGAGTCTATTCTTTTGTGAAGAGAATCTATATTTTGCTTATATACTCTTAAATTATTAGTGTCGCTTTTATCACTTTTTTGTAATAAACTATACAGTAAAAAACCTAAAAGAACAAATAGCACTGCTATTAGCTTGTCTTTTTTCTCTTTGAACATTTTTTATTAATTTATGCACGTTGGATTAATTTAACAACGATACTCGATATTAAAAAAATTATTTTATCGGTTGAGGAGGTTTGCTAATCTCTATCGTTCCTTGAGACATGCCATTGTTTCTAGCGTCTAGGGTTATTTTTATATTTTCTCCTTTTTTCTTAGACGCCAATATTTCTATACTTACTCCCGCAAAAGTTGATTTATCTTTCATAGTAATTGGTTCGATTTTATCATCTACATATAATGATAATGCAGTGCCACTTTCAAATTTTTCAACTTCTGCCGATTCTCCTTTACTATTTGCTACAACTTTAAAGAAGGTGGGAGATACATCTCCAAGAGACATAGCAAATGATCC